TCCAATAAGATTAAGCATTGCAGTCTTTGCACTTCCTGTGTCTGAAGCAACTGCTAATATCCCAGCCCCTGCTCCAAAATTATTAGCATCAGGTGAGGATGTACCAATACCAACATTGCCAGAGCTATCAATCTCTAAAGCCAAATCTCCACCATTGTTCATAAATTTGTGGCCTAAAGCCCAATATTGGGGAGTTAAATACGCACTGGTTGACCTATTGTAATTAAAATATATCGGATTACTGCTTGCACCTGCAGGGTCAATTTCAACAACAGGGCCACCGTTATTAATTGTAAAAATTCTGTCAGGTGAACTTGAACCAATACCAAGACCAGTTGAGTTTAATCTCATATATTCAGTAGAACCATCAGCATTATCAAATGTCTGTGTGCCACCTCTAAAGTTAAGATTAGTATTAGCATCAATTAAAAATGTACCAGAATTATTTGATAAACTTCCTGTAGTTCCAATATTAACAGTACCAGTAAAAGTAGCACTCGTACTGTTAATATCTAGAACTGAAACACCCCCTGCAGGTCGTACTTGAAAGGTATCTCCTTCTGCACTAATCCCTGCAGTTCCAGTACTATCTGTCATTTGTATTTCTGCTACACTATCTGTACTTGTAAATGTAGCTACTGTATTAGTAGTGCCTGAGTTAAATGTTGCCTGACCTCCACTTTGAGCTATCCCACCAGTAAAAGTAAGATTATCACTTGCATCTGTAAATACAGCTTTATCTGCAGGTTGTGTTACAAATACTTCTTGACTACCTGTACAACTTATCTTAGTAGTATTGCCTGCAGAAGTTTGAAGCACTGTTGTTCTAGCTAAAGTTGGACCACTAGTACTATATGTACCAAGACCTACTTCAAAATTATTACCATCTACTATTGCATAGTAAGTTGTGTTACCATCACCTACATCTGCAAAAGTACGAAAGCCATCTACAGCACCACCAAGAGTTAAATCATTTTGTCCTGTAGTACTAGATGTTTCTTTTATTCTGTCTTTTACGACTAAAGCCACTAGGTTATCCTTACAAGAGCATTAGATCCTGTCCCACCAGGAGCAGGAAAAGTTATTGTAAATGTTCCATTATCAGCAGACTGTATACTGCCAAAGCCTATAGTACATACAGCAGGTTTACCTGTTGCACTATCATTATAAATTAAGCATCCCAAAGAGTCTATGGTTGCAGTTGTAAGTTGAGGGTCTGCAGAGAAATCTACAAATGCCCTACCAGAACTACTATCTAAAGATACAGAAGCACCTGATAAAGTAATACCTCCTGTATTATTATAACCTGCACCTAAATTTCCCGGAGATGCATTGTATACATGCTCATCATCATTTGTTATTTTAAGAGCTTCTCCTGCAGATGTATGAGCTGCATTGTTATAACTTTTAGTATCTTCTCCATAAGCATCAGTAGGAGTTCCCTTTATTAAAGCCAACTTAAAAGTGTTACTAGTAAAATCATGTACACCTTTAAGAAGCTCTTCTTTAAAAGTTTTACATAATGCTGTAGTTACTGTCGACATTTTATTCTCCTGTTATTTATACAAATAGAGAGAGCAAGTTTCCCTGCTCCCTCTTTTGTCCTTCAAACTACCATTAAGCTAAGTAGTCTCTGTCTACTTCATCAGCTGCTCTGGTTGCAGATAAAGGTTGGACTACCATCCAAAATTTAAATGAACCTCCACTTGGAGCATTAGAACCTGCAGTCTTAGCATTAATTACAGTAGCAGTATCAAAATACTGTCCATTAGTATTTGTAGATACTGTAGTTGCATTTAATGTTTTAGCTGCATTAATGTCTCCTGTGCAAATCAGATCAGCATCACCTGCTGTGCCAAACTCTACAGCATTAGCACCACCAATAGTGGCAGCTTCTGTACAAGTTGCACCACAAGCAATAACAATACTGTTTGCAGGAGCAGTTCCTATAGCATGAGTAGAACTGGTTGTAAGGCTTCCATGAGCAATCGCATCAGTTTCAACCTTATACGCTTTAGTTAAAGCCATTAGTCAGTTCCTCCTATTAAGCTGCTAAGTTATATTTTGCAGTCACGATAGCTTCAGGTCGAAGTATCTTTCTGCCATATAGGTGCATACCACGAACAATGTCAGCAAAGCTGTCAGGATCACGATATGTTTCTGTCTTACTGATTTGTTCAGCAGTTGCTATAGCAGAACCATGACCTGCAACAATCACACCAAAGTCTGTGTTTTGTGAGCTAGAATGTTTCCTTTCTGCACCACCAGAACCACCATCAACTTCAGGTAGGTTGCTAGATACATAAACTCTAAAACCTTGTAGGTTGTTAAGAACTAGACCATTTTTTACAGATGCTTCTGCGTAGTCAGCATTCATTAACTTAGAGTTTTCATCAGATAGTTGCTCCATAAAGATTGGATCAATTACAAGCCATCTATCTTGAGTATCTACTTGCTGTTGATTCAACATTCTACCCATTCTATTGATAATTTGCATTGGGGTAACACTATCTGTTGAGATAGAACTTGCACCCGGCATAGTATTTTCAATAGGAATAGAATTGTCTCCACCACCTGAAATGAAAGATCCTCTGTTCAACTTCATTGAGGATAAGAGTTCATCTGTTCCTGCAGTTGATACAGCCTTAGTTCCATTAACAGTTGTATTAACAGCACTTCCTTTAGCATGTAGTGCAGCTTGCTTGTAACCTGATAAGTATGCAAGAACTTCTTGGTCATACTGATCTGCTAGTCTGTAAGCAGCTCTACTTGTAGCTAAGTCCATAAAATTTACATGACTCTGAGCTTCTTCTATGTCATCCATTTTAAAAGCATAATAGTTTGCTTTATCAACAACAAGTTGAAAGTCTTCGTCATCTAAATCTTGTGCAGTTACTGTAGTACCTCTTTTGTACTCACTAACTGAGATCTCTGGTTCTTTGATAATTCTAACAGTATCGCCTTGGTTAGAAATTTCACCAAAATAATCAGAGTTTGTTATTTCTCCAACAACAGTTGACTTACGGAATGCAAGCTGTACCTGTTTGGAGTAAATGACTGGTGAAAAATTACCGTTGGGTAAGTTTCCATGAGTCGCTTCTTTTGCAAAACCTGCCATAATAAATTCCTCCTATTATTGTTTTGCTTTGAGTTTAAAAGCTAAACATAATTAGAAGAGGCTATACGTTCTAGAGTGCATAAGTATGGGTCTATAATAGTATAGGTAGTCTTTATTTAGTTTAGTCTTCGGGGTTGACTTATACATAAAGGTAGTCTATAATAGAGGCTTTATGTCTAAGGGTTAGTTATACTGATAAATTACTTTTTGTCAAGTCTTTTATCTAGCATTTCCTGATACATCGTAAATTATTCTATTTGATCTACGAGCTTCATTAATTTTCTCTGCATTCTTTTCGAACTGTGTATCTGACATTTTTTCAATATCAGATTCTTTAAGCATGTCAGATGTTTCAGCAGGATCTACTTTAGTCTTTGATCCTTTATCTACCAATGAGGCAGCAGCTTTTGTTTTATTTTTCTTATCCGATCTTGTAAGTCCATTATCAACTTTATACAAATCAATAACACGTATAACCGAAGCAGCATCATCCTCATTTTCGTACAAAGCGTTTTGAACCCACAAAGGCTGTGCTTCAACCCAATTATGAAATTCATCGGAACCACGAAGTTCATCAAAGTCTTCATGTGCTTTATTAATATCATTTAATGCACGACTCCTTATTGCTTCTTCTTTTGCTTTATTCAGTTCTTCTATTTGAATATTAGCTCTGTCAAACATTTGTTTAGCTTTTTTATCAGCTATTGTTTCTACTAAGCCTGCTACATCTGGATATTGTTTTGCCCATTGAGCAACTTCTTCATCAGACTTAGGTGGCACTAGTTTATCTGTTGTGCCTAGTTTTTCTTCTAGCTCTTTAATTCGGGCATTGTATTCTTTTTCTTTAGCAGCTAGATGTCTTCTAACATCACCATACCTAGTCTTAAAAGATTTTTCTTCATCGTTGAGTTCTATTTCTTGTTTAGCCTCTTCAACTTTTTCTTCAACAGGTTTATTCTTTTCATCCATAAGTTGCTTTAACTCTTCTTCATCTTTTTTAATTCTATCAGAGTTTGATGTTCTATGTCTTTTTACAAACCCTGCATTCTTTGGTTGTTCTACTGTATCTAATTCTGGCATTCCATTTCCTTTCTTGGGGTCAACATTGTTGAGTAGCCAATTTATTTATTTTTATTAGTACGTCTTTTTAATAAACCTCCTTTTTTAAATCCTCTGTATTTAGTAGCTTCTTCTGCAGCTTCATCACCTTTATCTATAGCATCTCTTTGAGCTTGTATTCTATCTTCAGTTACTTCTTGTGCATCTCCAATATCAGTATTACTTAAAAAAGTATCTGCATTAGATTGTCTGACTTCTCTACTTTCAGTATCAACACCCACCTTTTTATCAGACTTATCTGTAGAAGTTACAACTCTACGAGCAACATTTGGAAAAGTAGGACCATCAGTATTATTAGAAGAAGTTGGAGGAGTCTTGTTAGTTACTTTACCAAAAGTAGGATTAGTCCTAGAAATATAGTCAGGATAATCACCCACTA